AACATAAGTGGTGCTGTTTCCGCCAGAAATGCGGTATTGAATGGCAGTGCTACTAATCGAGGGTGTAATGGCTAGTGTTGCGTCTAACAAAATAAGGATTTTTGAGCTAGACGATGATGGAGTAATAGCTGCCGTTAGGTCGGTTACGTCAGTGAAACTGGTGCTTGTAGTCGAAAACGTATCCGTCTTCACCGTCTGCACCACCTGCAGGATTGCCCCTGCGTAACCCATCTCAGCGCGCGTGATAATTGCGTCCGGCAACCCGCCTGCGCTGATGCCAGTGATTGTTCCAGAGCCAGCAATGGTGATAGGCATGATCAGACGATGACCCAGGATTGGCCAGATGGAATGGTCACGGTGACCCCGCTGTTGATGGTGCAGGGTCCGGCACTCACGGCATTGGTGCTGGTAGTCAAAGTGTAGTTGGTCGTTACGGTTTGTCCATTTTCATAAAAAACCCGATCAGACCCCCCACCTGTTGCACCACCGCCGATGGCACCCCATGCCGTGCCATTGTAACCCTCAAATTGTGTTAGTGAGGTGTTGAAGCGGATCATGCCCGAGTTGGGTGATGCGCTTCGTTGGGCTGTCGTACCAGCAGGCAGATCAAGCTGACCAGTGCCGCTCAGCAGTACATCACCAGCAAATGTAGTGTCACCAGTTGATGCAATCGTTACACGTACTGTGCCACCCGTTGATAAGCCCAAAGAGTTTGCGCCAACCCTGAACATTCCCGTGTCAGTGTCGGAAGAAAAGGTATAAGCCGGCGCTGCCGCTGTTGCATTAGGACCACGGACAGGAAGAGTACTTGTGACTGACGCCGTACTAAATGTGACTCGCTGCGTGCCGCCAGTTGAAACAGCAATCTCATCAGTGCCGCTGCTGAAGATGCCGGTGTCCGTGCCGCTGGCGTTAAAATAAATCGACGGGGCGGCAGCAGTGCCGTTATCAACCGAAACTGTGGTGAAGTCACCGTCTAGCTGCCGCAGCTCGATCCAGGCGCTGTTGGCACTGTTGCGGAGCTTCAGGGTATTGGTTGTCGTATCTGCCCACCACTGGTAGGCATAGGTTGTGGCTGGTTCAACGGTATCACTGTTATTGCTGACGATTGCAGCTAACGCACCGTTGATGTCAGAACGGACTGCGGCGCCGGTGCCGTTCGCAATGACGTAATCATGGGTTGCCATAGGAGCAAGTGCTTTTCAGCTGTTGTCCAGTCTAGCCGGTCTTGCCATAGCCAACCGCACTCCAGTTGAAATTGCGGGTCACGCCGACATTTGCGCTGTTGAAAAATTGCACTGTAAACGATGTGCTTGTCACAGCTGTGACTGTAAAATAATCACCGCTTTGCATATTTTGCCCGGTAATGCCAATACTAGGCATATACGCATTGAGTCCGCCAAGTGAAGCTGTCCCAGTGAAAAAGGCATTTGCAAAAGTTATTGTTAGGGCAGAAGTTCCACTAGCTATAGCTCCGTCACTTTGTTCCACGCGCTTTTGCAATGAGGCATTAAAACCTAACTCATCAATCCGTATGTTTTGATCGATTGCGCTTGAAGTCATTTTTGCCCTAAACTCAAAACCCCGTCCTTTATAAGTGCCATTGTCAAACTTTTGGTACGCCGACCAAGTTGGAGTTCCGGCAGGATTGTCATTTGTTGTTCTGACTTCAACGCTTGCATTTACTTTATCAACAACGCCTCCGTCAAAATCAGACCAGCTATCAACATCATTTGTACGGCTATCTATTAAATCACTTGGGAAAAAGCCATGAGTCACAAAATAACGGACTAAATCAAGAGAGAAAACACTGCCCAAATCAACCACATTAGCAAAATCGTATTGAGCAGATGACAAAACATCTCCGATCACGTCAAATGTAACCATTGCGTCAACATCGGTGACACTATCAAAACTTGTTGAGCCATCAATAACTAATGCATCAAATTCATCACTGTAAAAACAATTTGTTTTTGTGCCTTGAAATGGTGGCGTTTCCTGATCTTCTCTTTGTTGCAATACTATTAATGGACCCAAGGTATCAGGCAAATCAATGATCACACTGGTTTCCGATGCGCTTTGATTGCCTAGGTCGTCGGCAAATTTTACTAAGACTTCACCTTCAACCAACGGAATAGTTGCTTGTGTAGCACTACCTGCTACCGCAGCAATTAAATCAACAGAATTGCTCCACGTAGCACTGCCATCGGTCAAGCTGCTATGGCGAACGTGAACCTTGCCGCCAACCTTTACATCAAGGTCAACGGTTTGTGTCCACTTCAATCGACCTGAATTTGCATTAATAACCTCAAAAGTAAGATTTTCTACGTTCCCGGGTATTGCAGTTTTTCCAATTAACGTAAACGATGCATTAGTAACTGTGCTTGATTTATCGACGCTAGTTACTGATTGTAAGTTTACATCTAACTTGCCGGCTGAGAGGTTTCTAAGCGTAACACTAGGAGTTGAAGGTTGAACAGTAAGCCAGTTGTCGTCACCTAAGCGATACTCAATCTTATAGAACAGTGGTTTAACGCCTTGTGTTGGCGGGTTCCAACTCAGTTCAAATGCCGTAAATACATTTTGACCATCTTCATATAAATATTCATTGCCAGTTACGGCTGTTGGTGGGTCAGGCGTTATTGATAAATTTGTTATATCACGAAAAACTAATTCAATATCAGACTCAATAGCGTTATAGATACTTTCATTGTACGCTAGTGCTGAGACTCCAAATGTGCCATCTTCACCTTCTGTGACGCTGATTGTTCGATATTTTTGACTTTGAATATCATTTGTTTGAATTAACCAAGACGACTGTGCGTTTGGCGCCTCGCTGAAAGCGGTTCCTACAGTTATCAAAGCACCACTGCGTGCAGTAATTGTGCGTGTTTCTACGAGACCCGTTGGCATAATTACTGAGATAGTTGGCGCATTGCTTAGATTTATAGAAACAGAAGCGTCATCAACTGTGACGGTGGTACTCGTGGCGGCAGAGATACGTCCCATACGCCTTGTACCGGCTCGCGTAGGATCGGCAACATCAAAAACGGTGCCGGGTCGTAGGACAATTCCGCTATCAATAGACACAGCAAATGTCACTGTTTCCGTCAAATTTTGTTCACTAAGCAGCGCCCATTTACCAGCTCGATGCGCCTGACCTCGACTATAGCAACCGAGCATTTTAAGATCTTTGTTGATAACTCCGTATTTGGCTACAGCGTTTGCATCCTCAACGTATTCGTATTCAACTTCTCCAAGACCTGCATAAGTCTGATAAGCAACGGTTGCTGTTGTATGTCGTGTCTTTTGCGATGTCCCGCTGTATGTAAATACGCCTCCTACAACGTTTGCTGGTCCCAAGATATATTGGCTATCGCTTGGCTTGTCTTGGAGAAGGACCATAGATCCTGCACCGTAATAGACAATGCCCCGGAATAAAGTTGTAAATTCTTGTATGACATTAAAAACCTCATCACGACTGTTGAGTAGCAAATTGCAAGAAAAACGTGGTTCTTGTCCCCCAAAACCATTGCTTACAAGAACGTTGCAGTATTGACTTATTGCAAAAAAGTCATAACGATCTAGGCTTGATTCTGGAATAGCAGCCCCGTAACGAGTATTTGTCAATAAATCCCACAAACACCAAGCAGGATCATTGCACCATGTTGCTGCGCCAAATGTGCCATCCCATACACCTGCATAGGTGACACGACCTAAATGCGTTGTAGTGTCAACTGTTGCATTAGATGGTAAGCGAACCTTGATGCCTCGTATTAAATATTTACGGGTAGGTATACTATTGAAGTTTTTTGCATCAAACCGCAAAAAAGCAAGTGCGCTATTGGGATAACGTAGTTTTTCGTCAATAATTTCTGTGTATGATGACCAGTTGATGATGTTTTGAGTTTTTGTCGTTGTCGGATCGTCTGTTACACGTTCAACTTTTATGTCGACAGGAAAGGCGCCAGACAAGGCGACAATGTAATCACGCTGGTAAGCATTTGATGTTTTGCCTTTAATTGTGTCGTCGCGAACAACTGTGAAACCGCCGCCGTTGTACTGAACGGAAATTTTTATCTGTACCGAACTGCCAAGAACATCGCCTTTATCAGTAAAGCGTTGAAGGGATGGCAGCTGCAATGTCACACGTACTCTGTCTACATCAACATCTGTTATTGTTCGTATAACAGG